GTCCAGCCATCTGCAAGTTCTTTCATAGTTTCTACCATGTATGCGACTGATGTTTTAGGAAACTCAAAATCTTCATTGATTTCTTTACCTGTCATGCTTATTCCATTCACAAGCCCCACGCCCTGCTGAGTCGCCTGTACTAGGCGAGGCTTGTAAATTACTATTGTTGAAAATTCATCTTTTACGAGCCGTCCAATAATTTCGGCTCCTGTTGTCATTACTAGTGTGACTATTGTGTTAGGTTTCATTTTATTGCAATCGCTCCTACGAATGTGTGGTTTCTCCAAAATGGCTGTATCTTATCACCCCAAAACCCAGCCTCAATAAGATTGTTTACAATCTCATCCCAAGTGTTTGGTTTCATCATATGACGTAAAGTCTTTTCTTTATCCATGATATCTTCTGTATCAAAGTTCTTTCTCTTGTAGTCATAATAATTAAATGTCATCATATTCTGTAGTCTAGGGTCTTGACATACTGTTTTCTCTCCAAATATAAATGCACCGCCAGTATTTAATCCTTCATAGATTCGTCTTATTACTTCTTGTCTATGTCTAGGTGGCATGAATTGTAAAGTGAAGATAGATGTAATCAAAGAACAGTTTTCAAACTCGTAGTCACGAACATCTTCAAATAAGAATTCAGTTGAGGCCCAAGGGTGCAATTTGTTAATGTTTTCTTGTCTTTTGAGTAAGTCATTATGAAACCCCTCTGCAATCTCAACACCAATGTAATGTGCATCACAACAAAAATCTTGATTAGCCTCTAACATCATTTGAGTGAACTTTCCTGTAGAACAACCAATGTCTACAACATTAGTATCATCTTCTACAAAGTAACGTGAGTACTGAACCACATCATCAAGTAAATTACTGTAACCACGAATAGAATGTTCAATATGTTCATCAAAACCTTCCTCTCTATGTGCAAAAGTAAAGTCAGCCATTATATCTCCTTTAGTACTTTATTATAAATTGAATCTGCGATAGCCTTCATCATCAGAGGAGGCACCATTCTACCGATACGTTCTGATTTCTGATTCCACTTACCAGTAAGTTTGAAATCGTCTGGTAACGATTGTATTCTTTTCAGTTCGCCAATAGTTAGTTTTCTGGGTTCGGCCCAGTGAAACGCACCAGCAGTTGTATCATTACTACCCATTGCAGTTAGTGTTGGGGCTGGTGCATACTGTGATACACGTTTCAAATTGAAGTGGTGTCCTTTAGGATGATAGTCCATACCTGTCAAAACTTTTGGTGGGTCAATCTCCATATTACTACCAGTATCTTTCCAGTATGCAGTATTAAGAAACTTCTTAGTTAGATAGTCAACTTCCTCTGCATCATATTCTAGTCCGACAAGTGCATCCTTTAGTGGAATGACATCTACACTTTGTTCTGGAAACACACTATTGATAGTCATAAAGTTTAGTCCAGCCTTCTCTGTAATATCGTTTCTCAAACCAATAAAGATAACACGAGTTCTAGTTTGTGATACACCAAAGTAACGACTATCTAATACCTTTGCAACAACATCATATCCAATATCTTCAAATGTATTATTAATTTTATTAAAGTATTGTTTGGCCTCACCGATAGTCAACCCCTTCACATTCTCTGCAACAATAACTTTAGGTCTGATATCATCTGCAACTCGTAGAAACTCAAAGAACAAGTCCTCAATATTTTCTACCATCTTACCATCTGAATAATTCTTAGTCTGGCCCCAACCGTCTGAGTGTTTACCATCAGTAGAATGTGATAGTTTACCAGCGACTGAGAAGGCACTGCATGGTGGAGAACCATCTAGAATATCAAGTTCACCTTCTTTCAATCCAACAACATCCAAGAAGTCTTTACCAGATAGTTCTTTAATGTCGCCAGGCAAAATCGGTGTGTCTGGATAGTTTTCTCTATAAGTGTTCTGGGCCTCTTCTACAAATTCATTTACACAAAGTATTTTACCACCAGCCAGACGATAACCAGTGGACGAACCACCCCCACCAGCAAAGGTAGAGATTACATTGAACTTGTTTTCATTAGATGCATTTACTACATCTTCTAGGTTGTATGGTTTATATCTCATGTAAAAAAGTCCTCCAAAGTCATTTGTGTACCATAGGAACGGTCAATGTTCCATCCAATCTGATTCATAATAAAAGTGAGAGGCTCAATAAAAGCCTTCTCGAATTGTATATCATAGTCTAAATGTGAGTGAATGTCAAGTTCTTTTGGTAATTTAGTCATAAAAGATATGACGTTAGACTGCATACGATTAGGAGTACGCATATTGAGGAACTTGATTTTCTCACCCTCTTGGATTAGTGGATACTTGTTAGTCAACTTTTGTTGACGGACAAAGTGATTGTAAAGGATAACGCCCTTGATATGCATAGGTGTTCCCTTCTTGAAGATACTTGCACTATCACTCCACTTCTGAATACCATTCACAGAGCGAGGGAATCCAATCTCTTCTGGTGACAGTTGCAAAAACTCTTCACGAAACTCTTGAATGAAGTTGTTTACATCTTTCTCTGTACCAGACATAATAATCTTCAAACACTCCTTAATCTTGTCACGACAAGGAGCAGGAGTCGAACTCTTGACAGCCTCGATACCCATAATCTTGAGTTGAGGTTCTTGATAACGAACACCTTCCACATCCCATGCGTTGAGAATGTATCTTTTCTTTGCAGTCCAGATACCCTTGTCGGCAATCACCTCACGAGCCATCTGCATCTTTTGTTCATATGCATTTACATACGAAGCAAGAGCTTGATAAGACTTATCAATAAAAGGTTCAATCTTCTCTTGAGCCACTGTGTCAAGGAAATCAACAGCCCGCCCACGATATGAATCTTCCGACTCTCCTTCTCGTTCTTTAAGCACAGTATTAACCAATTTGTCAAAAGTAATGTATACTGAATCCGTATCAGACGCAATGACATAATCTTCTCCTTCAGTTTTCAACAGTTTGTTGAGATACATATTCAGAGACTTTTCAATCCACCGAATAGAGAACTGGCCAGAGGTAGTAATACCTTCTGCAATACGCAAATCATAATAACGAAACCATTCGTTACCAATTGCACCATAGGCAGAGTTTAGAGAAATCTTGCGAGCCATCTGAATGTTGTTGTACCTTGAAACATCTTTTAGATATTTAGCATCCTTCGTATCTTCATATTGTTGTTTTGCCTGCAACATCTTCTTCTTGTAGATAGTACGGTCATTATACATCGACTGCATCATCTCAGGGAGAAACCCTTGGTGACGTTTATGAAAGACTGCACCATTAGGTGTGAATGTTGCACCTTCAAGTTTAGGAAGAGGTTTGTTGTCGAGAAGATGGTCAACATCAACTGGCAACCGTTTTTCGGGCAATAGTGTTTCTGGCGAAATATTGTACTGCATGATAAGGTGTGGATACAATGAGTTCAAGTCAAAAGACATAACCCATTTGTGTTGTCCAACCTGTGGTTCTTTCACATATGCACCCACATACTTTTCACCCTTGGACTTGTGGGAAGTCTTTTGAGGGATGACAATCTTTCTCTTGAGAAGATGATTGTAAATGAGAACATCCCAATACTTAACAGACGTAAACGAGTCAGAGATATTTACTTTGGCCTCATACGTCATAGTCAGAATAAGGTCGATAAGTTTCATCTTATCGTCAAGCCTATCAACCAGTTCAACGTCTTGGATGTTGTAGTCTAGGAAAGACTGATAGTCTTTCGTATACCAATCACGAAAAGTCTCATAAGGATTCTCATCTTTGCGTTCACCAAGTTCCACAAAGGCGATATGGTCAAGACGATAAGATTCCTGTGCAGAATAAGTAAACTTACGATATAGTTGAAGATAGTCAACCTCAACAACACCCACAATATCATACACTTGGTCTTTACGTCCATAACCAGAATTCACCATGCGAGAGTTTACAATACCCCAAGGCGACAGACGTTTCATAGCCTCTTCACCCATCACCGATTTGATACGGTTGCAGATGTAGGGAATATCAAAGAACTCTGTATTCCAACCAGTGATTACGTCTGGATAGTCACTTTCCCACCATGCAAGGAACTGAGCCAGAAGTTCACGTTCAGTCTGACACTTGATGTATTGAACATCTTCCCTGTCATTGTGATAGTCATGCAAACCCCAAACCTTGATACGTCCTGTATCATGGTTTTTGATGGTGATAGCCAACATAGGTTCTAGAGCCTTGTCGGCGTTAGGGAAACCGTTCTCACACTCCACCTCAATATCAATCGTGACAATACGCATTTGTGAACTGTCAAACTGAATCTGTTTAGAATACTTTTCGGCGATGTAGGTGTAGGGGAATTGAGTCATACCATAGACAAGATGGGGCTGACTTTGATACTGTTCAACAAACTCCTTCGCCTCTTTGATAGAGAGAAA